CAATATTGTTCCACTCTCTCTTACCACGAATCTTACGATAGGTGTTGATGTGATCGAGTTTTACCTCTTCGTCTGTGAAGCTCGGAGTCGAAACAGATTTTACCATGAAGGATGGAATATCCTGAAAATACATGATAAATCTGTTCTGAACCTTAGGTTCAAACGCTCTGAACATAATCTCGTTTGAGTCAAGTACTGCCATGTCTTTTGTTTATTTATTTACTATAAATAGTTGGTTATCAAATTATGCTACAAATGTTGCACCTGTAGGCTCGATTGTAAAGTCAAGTACGATGAATTCTGCCGTTTTAGCTGGCTGAATAAATACCTGACCGATTAACTGGTTGCGATCGATCACATCTGCTGTGTTATTCGTATCGTCCATCACGACTCTGTAAGCGTAGAGTCCCTGACGCTGTGTCACCGACTCAAGGTATGGGTTAACTGTGCCGAGGAATCTGTTACGTGTCTGGATCGTGTTCTGTTCGAATACAAGCGACTTAGCAGTATCGGAGAAGAACTTCTTAAGGTCGATAAGAAGACGTCTTACGTTTACGCGGTCGAGTGCCGAAGCTTTCTTCTGCAATGTTTTCTGACCGAATGCTACGATACCTGTTCCAGGGAAGGTAGCGATCGGGTTAACGTTAGCTGTGTAGAGATCATCTCTCTGACCTTTTGTAAGCTTACGCTCGGCCTGAATGGCCCCAACGATACCACCTCTTGTAAGACCTGCAGGAGCAAACCAAGGAGCTGCTGCACTATCTGTGAAGGCGTATAGACCTGGAATAAATAACGAGGCTGGAACGAAGACGTTCTTACCTGTGGCAGACTGTGTCTGTAGCCATGGCCAGTAAGCTGCTGCGTAGGAGCTGTTTAGCGAGGCTGCTGTTCCAGTTACGTTCGATACTGTAGCTCCGTGAGAGCGAAGGTCCACTACTGCGATACAATCCCCTCTGGTCTCTGCAAGAGAGATAATCGAATCGATCTGTGTGCTGTGATTTGTTAGATCATAGCAAAGACCTGGTGCCGAAATGATATTGAAGGCGTATTCGTCCTGATTTTCTAGGATCGAGATAGCATCTGCGTAGTCGGCTGGTTTAACACCCTGTGTGTTTGTGCTGTTAATGTCCTTAAAGAACTTACCGATAAGTCCATCGTTAGCAACTTTACCAGTAGCACTACCAAACGATCCAGAAGAAGCTACCGGAAGAGATCCGCTGTAGCTGTAGGTACCATCATCACCCACTGTAACACCGTCTGTGCCGAGGTAGTTTAGAGTTGGAAGATTAACAGCCGAAACTCTAACATATTTGGACCTGTTAACGTATTCTCCTGTTGTGCTGATGTAGGTTACACTACCGTCTGTCGATTTCGTCGTCGTCTGGTTACCGATAACGGCCTCGATGTAGTTTGGTGCGTTCGGGTCAAGCGATAGGTTGTTGAACGTTTCAAGAACGATATTGTTCTTGGTATTGTCATCACCACGACGAATCGATAGAGTGAATGTACCTGTGCTGTTATTTATATTCGAAATTTCCCAACGAAGGTTATCGGCAGATCCAGATACCAATGATCCGTCCGAATTGAGTGTAAATGCGTTTGCACTCGAACCGGTAGCGTTGTTGAGGATCTCACCTTTGCCGATCGTCTGAAGAGTAAACGGTGCAGATGTAATGCTTGCTTCTGCAACATCGATGAAGGTGTTAGAAGCTGCTGCAAACGAACCCGAAACAACACGGGTTACAAGAAGAGTAGTACCGCCCTGCTGGAAGTAGGACTTAGCAGCAAGCGAGGTTAGATATTCAAATTTATTCGAACCAGATTCGAATGTAACACCAAACGTTCTCTGATAATCGCCGTAAGACGTTACAAGCGTTGGTACTTCGACTGGTCCTTTGACTGCTGGTCCAATGATAGCTGCTCCTGCCTCAATGGCTGCAGGGGCAATAAAGCTTTGATCATTTTCACGAGCTAATACGCCAGGTGAGATAAGAGTTTCTGCCATGTTAGGTTAGATTTGTTAGAGTTCTAATATAAATATACTTCAAGATCTCAAAACAGGCGCCAGTAAGTCCTAAAAGATCTCTAGTATAAATAGACTCTAAAAATCGTAACCCAACTTAACTTTTCTTGTTAGTAACCCTAGTTTTACTCTTTAGTGGTTCCGGCTTTGATTGAGGTTTGTCTTCAGATTCCGGTACGGTAGGAATTTCGATATGTAGATCAGGCATCTGAGGCTGTTGCGCTGGTATAAATAGACCTCTATCCAGGTCTAACTGGCCGGCTCCGTATTTCTCCTGAAGTGAGTCAAGGTAGTCCCTTTGACCAGCTCTGTTTTCATCGAGTGAGGATTCAGCCTTATTTCTTCGAGCATCTAGATCTTTTTGCATGATAGCAACCGTACCTAGTTCTCGGGTAATGTTATCAAATACCTGTCTGTAGGCATTTAGGGTGGTAAGTTCAACTTGAGTTAGTTCTTTCATTACGTTTTTGCAATCTGTTTAATTACCTTATTGATATCGAACATCTCTCTGATATCTTTATAAGGGCATTCGTGTAGTTCTCCTGTAAACTGGTAATCGTATAGGTACGCCCCTGGTAATTTAGTATTACCGGAAGGTGGATTTGCTGTTATATTAGTATGTTGTTCATATCCAAATACGGTTGGAGAGGTACCTACCCAAAGTACCGTAGATGGTTTGTCGAATGCTGCTGCGGCATGTTGGAGAGATGAATCAATAAAAGCCCTTTTATCTGATGCTACAACTAATCCGAATAGTTCTAAATTAGCCATAGGATTAAACACATGCTCCGCTCCTGGTATTTTATACGAATCTTCTCTACATACTTGTATAATGTGGTAGTCTTTCTGGAAGGCTTCTGCTATAGCCATGCCTACTTCTGTTGGCATATCTCTGGTCCAGGAGTAAGAGTATTTTTGACCCGTTAAAGGTCCTCCGTTTGTTTGTAGGAGTAAGACCGGACGATCCCTTTTCCAGAAATTGACAGTTCCTCTCTGTGCCCAGTTAATGTAGATTTCCGGCTTTTGATTTTCATATGGAATTTCCAAAAGCTCACACCAGCTCTTTATAAGATGCTGTTTCTTAAGAATGTGTCCGGTTTGATGATACGGCTCATGTCTAAATACGATGGTATCTTTGCCGTGGATATAATCGTCATAGAAATACGGACTATTACCAAGAGGGTAAACCCTGTCTACATAAGGGTTGTTAAGAAACACCTCCGGCCAAGAGACTGCCATGATAAGCTTTCTATCAGGGTACGTTTCCTTGAGAGTCTTACATAAGCCTGTTGCTGCAACATTTTTACCCAGCCCTCCCTGAATATGCCAGACTATATACTTGTCCATTTTATGCTATCTTATGGAAAAGAAGTTCAGTTAAATTACCAGTAGTCCCCAATCCTTCTTTCGGCACAATATTCATGGCCAAACTTCTACGTGTAACGTCTGTGGTGTTAGTCGGTACCGAATGAAACAAATAGGATGGGAACATTACCATCAATCCAGGTTCAAAGTTAACAGAAAAAGTTTCAAATGCAAATTTAGATGTCCGAGGTCCTTCTGCAAAATGAGGAGCAAGGTACGAAGTATTGATACCTCCTACAGGCTTATGAAACTTAATCGCCGGTGTTCCTTCTGCCGGGTCACCGTAGTATAAAACAGCCGAAATAAGGCTATTAGGATGGGTATGCATGGTATGGTTTTGACCCGGATCTTTATGCGATACCCAAGTTTGAGATAGCTCATACTTTTCGTACCCGTAATTCATAACCTCCTTACCAAACTTAAGAGCTACGCTCAAGACATATTCCTTAAGGTCATTACATTCAGGTTCATTAAGAATGTAAGTATTCTCTGAGTGAGAGCCGTATGTGTCAACATTAGTACCTTCAAACATTTTTACCTGTGAAAGGTACTTCATTACGGTTGAGAGGCTATTAGGAACCCTAACTGCGTAAACTGGGGTGGGAAAAAGCTCTAATACTTCTTCTTTAAATGAGGTATTCATATTTTTATGCGTATCTTGAGTAAAAAATCTCACTAATTGTTTCTCTATCTCCTAGCCTACCTTTAGTAAGTGCGTTTACTCCAAGAGCTTTTCTAACTCTGTTTGTTCTATTCGGAGGTACTCCGTGAGTAACGTAGGAAGGAAAAATGATTAGATTATTTTGAGCGGGAGTAAAATATACCTCTTCTTGTGAATATCTCGAGTTTTTATAGGTGTCGAGATTAAGAGATGGCTCAATGTAGGAACGATTAGAAGATCCCACATTCTTACTAAAGCAAATTGAAGGTGATCCTTCAAATACCTCATAGTAGAAAACTCCTGCAATAATCGTATTGGGATGTGTATGAGCTTTATGAAACTGTCCAGGCTGTTTATAAGTAAGCCAAGATTGAGCAAACTGAAGTTGTTCGAATGAGTAACACATTACGTCTCTGGCGTACTCTTCCATACATCCCATAATCCAATCAGATAAATCTTTGCAGATAGGATTATCTAATACGTAAGTATTCTGTGAAATTTCTCCGTACCCTCCTCCAGATGCCGGATTCATAGGCTGGGAGTTAAAATAATCAACTACCCCTCTAGTATCCCCGGTATACGTGTTCACGTAGAGAGGAGTAGGAAATAGGTCGAAAACCTTTGATGTACTTTGCTGTGTCATACGCACAATATAAGAACGTCTACCACTGTCCCCAACTATTTTCTTCCCTTTTGGGAGCTGGTGTAACTGCTTTATTATCTCCCTCTTTTATTTTCTCCTCATCTACAAAATTAAATGCGATAGAAATCCTTTCTTTGGAGGTGTTATTACGCTCTACTCTATGTTTAGTCCAAGCAGGAAACAATATTAGCTTACCTGCTTCTGGGATAAAGGAATGCTCTAGAGTATAAAACGGACCTGATCCTTTATATCTTCCCAGGAAAAATTCTGCTGTATCATCACGTTCTATAATTAAATTTCCACTATCTCCTTCCGGTACCTCTACGTAATATACTCCCGATAGAATACTGTTTTGATGGTCATGAACTAAATTGTAGTCGTTTGGTCCGTTAATATTAATCCAAAAATTTCCTAATTTAAGAGAGTTTACAGACGTAAACGTACCGATATACTCTGCCACAAACTTTTCTAAAGTATTAAAAAATTCAACTAGATTTTCAGGTAGTGGATTCAAAACCTCTTTAGAGTGCCACCCTCCTCTATTAGAAATGGTTACACCTTGTGTTTTTTCCCTCAACATCCTACTATAAGATGCAATCCCTGCATTATCTACCCCCTGTACAGTAGATTCGAATACCGGAGTTGAGAATAGAAAATGTTCTTTATTTTGAAACTTAAGTGTACTATCGGTATTATTCATAGCTTCTATCTAAATTGATCACCTCCCGTCCAAAATACTAGTACTTTCCTCTGACCTCTGGTTATTGGAGTAACCCTATGCATAAGGAAGGTAGGGAAAATGATAACATCTCCCTTTTCTCTTGGCAGTGTTAAAGGCTCTTTTCCGCCGTTCCAGATTTGAAACTCTCCTCCTTCGTAGTCCGAGGAATCTGAGAGTTGAACAGTCATAGCTAATTTGCGTTGGTTAACTGCATATGCTCCAATATCCATATGCCAATCTAGATGTCCTCCATCTTCTGGGTAGATCACGTAGTGGATAGGGTCCGTTACGTACCGAAGATCAAAATGAAACATGCTCTCATTAGCTTCTTGAGCTAGAGGTCCTAGGAGATCATAAAGCCATTTAGAATAGGTAGCTGGTCTAATATAGGCAATATCTCTGTTATTAGTATCATAGGAGTCCGTATCTGTTCCAAGCTCGGCAACTCCGGTTCTTCCTTTTGAAAAGGAATAATTGGCATATACCATATCTTCTAGTACTTTAATTTTCTGATCGTCAAAGACTTCTTTAAAGTAGTAAAACCCCATATGGTTGCTAGTAATTTTTTTCGTAAATGAAGGTAGTAGTTCCATAACTGTATTCTTAAACGTGAATGTACCAGCCAGTTAAAATATATTTAGTTTGAGTAGGAGATGCAACTCCTCTATGAAGATATGTCCAATCCGAAGGCCAAATAACAAGTTTTCCTTCTACGGGCTGTTCGTAATGGTTCTGATAGTAAAAGTGTGTTTCTCCTCTATCAGTAACTGTGTTCAGATATACCATCCATACTAGAACTCTGTTAGAGTACTTTAATGATGCTCTTTCACAATGAAACCCATGAAATGCTTCAGAGGGTTCATATTTCTGCATATTAAACAAAGGAGCCAAGCTACTTTCTTGCAAATTAGAAAATGCAGCTTCAAATCGAAACTTATAATCTAATATTCCTTTCTCTACTGTACCTACTACATTTGTTAAAAGCTCACCCCATTCCGAATCTTTCTCCATATTTGGATGAAATGTAATATCGGTAGATGCTTTTTTTGAAGTAGCCTGAGCTTTCCCGGAGGAGTTGTACAAAACTCCAGGATGTTTTAGATCAGAGCTTTCAAATGTATCTATAAAACTCCTACATATGTCCGAAGACATGCAGTTATCTTTGGTATATAGGAACATCCTCTCTTCTACTCTTCTGAAGCTCCCAGCTGTTTATCCTGTGTTCTATTAGCAAGCTGGCGGTGTACATCTCTTGCTTCTTTAAAATTAAGAAGTTTACCATCTTGAGTCTTAAGTCTCTCTACCGTAGAAAGAGGTCCAGCAGCATTAATAACTTCAGCAGGTCCAGCATTAGGTCCTAAAGCTTTTACCCTATTTCCAAGAGTTAATTTATAGGACTCTGCCTGATGTGAGTTTACATTCTGTGTATCGAACTCTCCGGTGTCAAGTTCATCTTTGATTTTCGACCAAAGTGTAAGCTCTCTCACTCTGTCCTTAGCCGTCTGCTCCATGTGAGCCCTTTCATATAAATTCTGATCCAGGTCCACTTCTAACTCCCGTATCTTGAGTTCATCGGTAGCTTTTTCTAACTTTCTCTCAATTTTCTGACGTTTAATATCATTTCGTCTAATATCGAAAGATAGTCCCATTAGAGCGTCAAACATAGCACCCATCTCTCGGACGGACTGCCAATATTTAGAGGCTTCGGTAGGATGCTTGGCATCATTGAGAACCGAAATTCTCATCTCAGTTTCTGTTCTAAAGATCTGGCGCTTATTCCAGTTATCTTTTAGTTCGTCTTTGAGAGAAGAGATTGCCTGAGCCTGTTCTTCGGAAAGAACTTGAAGGATAGGTGTTAGGTTTTCTTGTCCTTGGATTGCTAAAGCAGTAGGATTTTTTATTTCGTCCATATAAGATTTTTTAATATAACTTTAAAATAAGAAACTATTATACAAAAAGCAACTACTATGTTACTTCTTAGGGTAGAGTAACTACTACTTGCTCGCCGGCGTTTGGATGATCTTCTTCATATACACTTCCTGAAATTGCAGCATCTACAAGTGTCTGAGCTTCAGATTGAGTCTTCTCTGTAGCTCCTACTCTGGTAGCCCAGCTACTGTTATCGGTTACCCATACGTCTCCGGGATATCCAGCAACGTGAGACGACTCATTTTCTTCGTGGGTTATAAAGCCTTTTAGGCCTGTATGTTCTACGTGATAGTATGCCATTTTTCTTTTCAGTCTATATTGTAGTTATAAATAGAGTAAAAGTTTATATTGCGTTAGAGTGCACAA